CTAACCTTTCGTTCTGCATAAGAGCAAGAAATGGTTCTATTGTCTCTTTATCCCAACCATTCTCCCTACGTATCCTTAACGTATTTCCTGAGTACTGATATAAGTCGCTAGATAGTTTCTTTTCCAATGTCTTTACAATGTCGCCTTTACTCATTCCCTCAACCGCCATCTGCAACCCCACCTTCTCTATCACATCTCTAAATGATGCTTTTTGCGTTGGATTAAACGGCTGCATTGAATTGATAAATCCATTAAGTTCCTTGCTCTCTAACAAAGATTCACTTATCTTACCTGCAAGTTTATCATCACCAAGAGCTTTCTTGATAGTATCCCTTGACTGATTAACAACAGCACCTATTTTTCTTCTCATAAGTTCGTCATTTACACTCATCATCAACCCTGCTTCTTTAGGCATACCATCTTGAAGAAGTTGCTTATATAAACGCGATGTATACTCACCATACTCTTCTTTTAAATCTTTTAACTGTTGATTCCTTTGATCTGTATTGCCTTTGACAAACTCGTTTATCATATCAGTAGTACCTTTGATAACTCTACCATCAACCCTTCCAAGTGTTTCCTTTGGAGCAACCCTTCTGTCTTTTGGTAATATACCAGCAGTAGCCTGAGACACTAAGTTATCTCTTGCCATATCCACAGTAGACTGAAACCTTAACGGAGACACAACCTCGCCAATAGTACCGCTTTCAAACTGACTCTTGTACGGATCAGTTTCTTTTAAATCCTCCTGAACCCTTGATACCTTTTCAGCTAATTCAAAACGCCTCTTTGCCAAATGAACATACTTAGAGTCTACATCTTTTATATTCTTCTCTATCTGTGACAAATACACAGCAGCTTCTCTTGATGTCATTTTCTCTAACATTTGCTTATCTGCAAATATAGCTTTAGAATTTGCAACTGTATTAGTAAAATCTTCTAAATCCCTTCCTTCTAAATTGCCTATAACAGTTGACATATCACCTGCATTGAAATTACCGGTTTCCTCAATAGCCGTAAACAAACTAGATTTAAGACTCTTCATCTTAACCTTGTTCTTACCTCCAGCTTGAAATGCAGCAACCTTTGCCTTAGTTGCATTTACCCCTGACAAACCATAGTCCTTTTGTAGTTCTTCAAGAGACTTAGCAGCCATTGTTTTAGGATCTGTAATCAAATCCCTCTTAAAGCTCTCCATAGATAAACTCTGCTCAAATGCAACAAAGTGATTATTTGCATATTCTTGGTCTATCGCCAAGTTACCAACTGCCTCAGTGTACATATTAGCAATTAATGCTTTGGCCTCTTTTAAACTTCCAGCAAACGTACCAGCAAGTACTGCATCACTCATCGCAAGTTCAGCTTTATCCAAAGTCATTTTTGTATTGTCACTTGTTTTTTTCATAAAGTTCAAGGTTATACTCTTCTCACCATCTAACTGCATACCCTTAGTAATCAACCCAAACTTGTTCTTATTTCTAAATCCCACCTGAGCCTTACCGGTTATATCCTTTAATGCCTTATTTGCTTTAGCCTGATATTCACCCGGATCTAATTCCTTGTTTAACTCCACTTGAGCCTCTTGCCAATCTCGCTGCATATCAAGTGTAGTATTAGCTAACTCAGATGCGTCATTTGCCCTCTGTGCTGCAAAACCTATCTCTGATATGGTATTACCTACACCTTGTAGATTGCGTCCTGTCTGACCCGCCAGACTGACCCTCATGCTACTTGGCCCTTCTACCTGACTTCCACCAGGAGGTAATACTTGCCTTTGTGATAATGGTATCTTTGCCATTTATGGATTACTCCTTGTTGCTTGTGATATTCCCGAAAGGATACTTGACCCTGCCTTGAACATTCCACTGCTCTTAGCCGATTTGCCTACTTGTCTAAACGTTCTTGCCTGACTTCTAAACATACCTGATTTAGCTTGTGTTGTCTGACCTAAAGCAAATACATCTTCTTGAGTGTTCAATGCAGTGTCTGCAAAAGCTAACAATGGAGAACCTGTACTTATCTTTGAACCTGATACCGCATATGCAGCCCTCTGACGTGACGCAAACCTGTCACCTTCACGTAACCTCAACCTTGCTTCTTCTCCACCTCTCAACCTCTCTTGCTCTGCCTGACCTTCAGCCATAAGAGATTCAATCTCTGCTTGTCCTGCTGTTGCCTGACCTTCTCTAATTGCACCTACTGCACTAAGTCCTGCACCTGCAACACCTGCATATGAACCAACCGTAGAGGCTATAGTGCCTGCGGTTGCCATTCCATGTGCAATTGCTGATGCCGTTCCTGCCGATGCCCCTAATGAACCTGCTACTGATACTGCCAATGGTATTAATGGAGCCATTATTTCACCCTCGCGTATAAGTAATAATCGTTTTTGCTACTGTCGTATTTGCTTAACATTCCTTCGAACTTAAAACTTAACCTTTCAGCCCAATTCATACTAACAGAATGCCCTTTTAATATAATTGATTCTATTCTATGCAAATCATGTAACTTCTCTGTTACATCTAATATATCTCTAATTGTTCTATGTGACCATGTTTTATGTTTTAACAACAACTCAGAAGTCAAGACCCATCCTGATCCCACGCCTTCCCAAAGAAAAGCAACTCCTCCAATAAGTATGATATTGCCATCGTCATCAGTACCCGTATGCGCAACACCCATCCCCGCTTGTGCTTCGATTCTTTCAAGTGCATCTGGAACCCCCATAACCACCTGTTCATCAAATGGCCTCAAGTTAATCATCTTTAAATGCTCTTTTTCAAATGGTATTAAATGCGGAATTACACATCTCCAATATCAAGCAATCCAGTTATTGACAATACCGTAAATGGATAAGGCAATGTCTGTTGTATGTTAATCCTGCCGTGTTTGTCATATCCTAAGTTCTGTACCTCAAAGTCCTCAGTATATAGTGGAGGCTCCTTGTCCATCGGATCTATAGGCACACGTGTCTCTACAACATCACCGTTTATCGTACCGCCTAATGAATTAAGCAACCTTACATTTATCTTCACCCACCCTTTAGGTACACCCTGAATCGAACCACTACTCGGCAATTGCAACTCAGGCCGGACTGTATCAACGTCCATAGTATATGACAACCCTACCTCAACTTCAGTTGACGATCTATCTAATGTGATAGAGCCAGAAGATACTGTTTTGTCAGCATGTACAGAACCATCCGCAACAACCTTTACAACCTCTCCCTCTAAATGATCTAACCCGGTTATTGTAGTAGTTGCTGTTGAATTGTAAACTAAAGCACTGTCAGTATTCAACATGTCCCATTGATTGAATTCAGTTGCACCTGACCATGCATTTTCATCAAAATATTCTACATTTCTAACCACAGAACCATTTATCGTTCGCTTGACAATAACCCATGTTTGATCTTTGCCTGATATCGGTATTGTTGCAACGCTCTCAAACTCTCCAGGTGCGCCTGTAGTGCCTGTTATATGCCTGTGCCACCCTATGATCTCTTGCGCTCTGTCATACGTCATACCAAGCATCTGACCGTCATCTCTAATCATCCACACAATAGAATCATGTTCCTGTTGATAAGATATATCTACAATCCCGCCCTCTGTTATATGTTCAGCTAACAATGTTAAATCAGGTGCAGAAAACGAATCATCTGAGAATACAAATACAAACTCTCTTAAATGTCTACCTGAACGCTGAACAAATAGAGTTACCTCTCCAACTCTTATCGGTTGTAAAGAACTACTTCCATGCGTAGTCTCATCATCTATCTTAATGTTAGTTGGTGACATTGCAGCTTCGTTTGTCGTACCTATTGTAAACTCACCACCATATGTACCTACACCTAATTTCTTTTTAGGCGACAACCATCTTATCGGATTCTGACCGGTTATAGTAAAATCCAAACTATCGTCATCATTAGTACCACTGGAAAAGTTCTCAAAGTTGTCTATCACACTTCCCCATACAGTCTGAGGTTGTGTATCAGTCCTTGCATAAAACAACCTTTGTTCATAGAAACCTATTGCAGCAGGATACCCTCTTGTAGAACCCCACGACTCTGACTCCATAGTCCAAACACCACCACCTACAGCAGTAACACTCTCAAGCAAACTCAACACATCTGCCTGTACCACAGTTGTACTCGTAAACGAAGTTATCTTACACACACCATTATTTACCTTTATATACTTCCCTACATCAGCAGAACGCCAGCCAGCAGCAGAGAGTGTTAGTGTTATTGAGGTCCTAAGTGGCCCTACTGCACTCGGAGTCAATGTTGTATTCGGTGAACTCTCAAGCACCCATGAACCACTTGCTATAACAGATGTGCTTGTAAATGAAGATGTAATGTCAGCCGTTACCTCATGTGTATTAACCAGTGAAGCTATTACGCCTCTACCAGTACCCGACACAATAGCCCTGCCTACATCAGCAGCTAAGAATATATCTGAATTTACAACTACACTTACACCATCAAGCTCATGCTCTGCATTAGTCGTATTTCTGAATTGAATAAAATTATCACCAGCATTACCGGTAAAGTCTACAGTATGATCTCCTATTGCATAACTTGCAGAAGCTAACACATCTGTATTACCTGAAGTAGAACCAATCCTCATTGCAATAGCACCAACCGCAATTGTAAACGATATGGTATGCGATACAGCCGTTAATGTAATGTTCTGTTCTGCAATACCTTCACCCGCAGCACCACCATCAATTTCCATATGGTCTGTATCCCATGCAATATCACCTGAAGCAGTACTTTGATCTGTCCAGCTTGCAATATCAGAATCAAACTCTCCATTAATAACAAGTTCAGATCCAGTAGCACCTATAAATGTAACACCTGTCCCAACTGCAAAAGCTCTTGGCTTCAATGCATCTGCCAAGTCAGTGTCAGCTTCAAATGTTGGAGGTGGATCAAAACTAATCTCAGATAAAGACCACGATATATTACTTGACCTTACAAGCTTTCTTGGAGCATAGTCTTTGTGTGCTATGTATAGAACATCAGCAGATTGAGCAAAGTGAAGATCAAACAAGTCAGCAGCTAAGTATGGAGTTGCTACTTCTACAGGACTACCTCCATCAGTTACGTTTGCCTGTGTGCGGTAGAACCTTATATACAAATCCCCAAACTCAAGTATATAAGCATCTTCAACACTAAACATAAACGGAACCACTCTGGAAACACTTGCACTTGTCTTAGTCTCTTTGACAAACCTCAACCCGGGCCTACGTGTAAAACCGCCCTGCGGAAAGATAGTAGCATTTTCCATCTTCTCCACTGCATTGGTATACTTGTTGAAATCAATACGTGAGTTCATCTTCGGACTTATCTCGCCCGTTGTAAATGCTGAGAATACATTTTGCACTCTTGCCATTAATCGTTCCTCGCTGTACCTACCCCAGACACCGGAATTGAAGGAGGTTTGTTTAACCCACCTCTCACACCAACCAATACATTGTTGCGCATTACATTGAACGTACCTTCTTGACTATCGTGAGTCCTTGCAGTCTGCAACTTGAACTCTGCTGTTTCAAGTAACTTAGCAGCAAGTGCATTGTCCCTCTTTATCGGAATAGCTATATTTGCAGCTAACTTAAATACAAAGGCATCTGTAAACAAGTCGTCAAATTCAACAGGATTAGATACCCTTGATATGTATTTAAGATTTACCGTAGCATCATCTGTAAGCAACTTTCTACCCTCTACCTTCCATTCAGAAGTACTGTTGTACATCTCTAATGCCCTCAGACAGTACGGATTAGTTGGAAGTGAGTAAGAGTATGTAAACTCAAAATCAGGGCCGGTAACGTCCTGAGACAGCGACTGACGAGCAAGTGCGAAGTTCCATGTATAGTGCCTCAACATAGCATCTCTTGTATGTGTATACCACCTGCGTACAACGTCACCCTGAGTTGTAGTGTCAGAGTCTAAGTCAGTTATTACAGACGCACCAACTTCAATCAAAGCAGCATTTACTATTTCTGTTTTACTGTTCATACCTCTCCTAAAAATGTAACAGACAAAGGCAATCGGAAGAGTTGTGGAGAAATCACCTCTGCCTGTTACCAGAAAAACTACTTAACCATTCATTGTGTAGAATATATGAGCCTTGAGTATTCTACCTGCAACCAAAGTTGATATAGTCGCAGTGTTTACTATATCAATAGTATCTTCTGCTGTATATTCATGCTCAGCTTCATATACACCAGGCCCAACTCTTTCTTCAAAAGTGTTAACACCTCCGGTAGAAGCAGTACCTCCAACAAGAGCAGAGCAATACCTATCCTGGTCATCTCCGTCACCTATGTCGAAAGTGACAGTTGTCCCCAAGTCTTCCCATTCAACATGAGAAAGAGCCTTGTTTACAATAGCTCCTTTCGGCATTGTTGCTAATTGTACAGTCATATTACCTGCTGTTGCACCTTCTTCAGAAGTAACCTGAGCAGCCGTAACAGTCCATGTTGCAAGCTTATATCTAAGCGCAGAACCATTGCGGTTGAACTCACCCCTTACAGGTGGACTAGCTGCATCGTTTGCTAATTGATCACTTTTTATTGTAGACATCGTTTTACGTCCTTTCTGAAATTGTTTAATTTCTATTTAAATAAGATTAAACACGCTTACCACTTTACGATGGTTTACATGCGATCTCAACAACAGCTTCATCTTCGATTCTTACAGCACCCATGTCTAAGTAACTCCAGACCTGAGTAGCGTAATTCTTCGTAGACTCTTCTGTAATACGTGTTTCTCTCAACCTACCTATACCAAGACCTATTGCATCTTCCTGGAACGCGATAACCTGAGTATCAGAGTTTGCATCAGTGGTCAGTCTTTCAGAATGAATCCAAGTGAAACCAAGATAAGTATTTATCTCACCCATAACCAATGCTCTGATTACGTTGTAGTCAGCACTTGTAACCTTCTCAAGAGCCAACATAGCTTCCATCTGAATTGCATCGTACACTAAATATCTACCACTCTTCTTAACCTCGTTAGAGTCAAGTATTCTCTTAGCAGCAAGAACTTTATCCAAGTTCAAGAATGCATCTGAACCACCACCACCAATCTGAATAGTAACAGCCTGTGCACCAGAATTAATACTTGAAAGTATACCTGTAGAACCTGAACCTGTTTCACCTGTTGCTGAACTACCCAAAGCAGCAGCGATGATTATATCGTCCTGCGTTCTACCTATAGCAGAACCTTGAGCCTTAGCATAAGGATT